AACGTGTTACAGCGTTTAAATACATAGGGCCAGGCATTACTATATTTGGGCCTCCAGTTTATGTGCCTGTAGCCATATCTAAATCCGGGTTATTTGATATAAGTACAAAAGATTCTCTAAACAACAAGTCATTGCTAATTTATACTATCGCATTTCCTACAACATTTGTTTATACATTGAATGCGATAACTCCTCCACCAAGACCAGTATATATATTTTCCTACCGAGGAGCGCGAGCATGATAACGTTCAGGACATAAATATGAGGCGACAAAATCCAAACTAATTCCGTCAAAGGCAAATTAGTTTTTATCTATTACTGGGTTTTATATAAAGTTCCCTCCAGTATTAAAAGGATTATTAAAATTAAAGGCGCTAGTTGGATTTGCAATGGTGTTTTATGTAGTGGGGTTATTTGATGATTTTTATCCCAGAAAGTAATCAATTACTTTTGGGCCATATTCCATTATTGTTGGAACAACATTAGACAGAAAAGTAGGCAAATCATCCAAATTAGCAGCTATAAGATGTTCGAGCTTGACATAATCTTCTTCGTTATTAAAGTTTTAATCTAATGCCTTTATTGTTTTTTCCCCTAGCAACTATAATAGATATGATCGTTTACGTTTAACCCCGTACCCCATGAATTCTTATATATCTTACTTATGGGTTAATGCTTGTTGGTAAGACAATGGTTCTCCATTATTTTCAGTTTTTAATTGTTTTTCACGTTAGTTAATTTATCTTTTAAATTCAGATCTAACTAATTTTTTAGTAGCTTAACTAACAGCTTGCATTATATTTGATACATTTGGGACAGGATCCTTTTTTACATATTCTATGGGCTAATATCTATACTTCCTGTTATATGTTGCTTATTTTTAATACTAGTTCTATTTTTATTATTATTAAGATTTATTATTTTTACTTGAATACATTTATGACATTTTTATTTTTATTTTAATAAACCTGTATAATACTAGTTTAATCGCACCTAGTTATATACAAGCCCACAAAGTTGGATATATATTAATAATATACCCACACAACTATGTAGGTATCCTTACTTCTATGTGTATCCGTATACTTAATCTTGTTACTAATAAAATGTATCTTATGTATATACGTCCTTTTATTATACAAATAATCTAAACAGATTTTCTACTTGACCAATGCGTTTATCAATATTGTGGACAGATTAATACTCTCCTCCCGTGATACTCTAAAAATATTCTAAAGGGATGACTGTGTGGCTGAGGTTATCCAACCTATACTTTATATAAGATCGTTGGTATTCGGAATTTTCCTAACTCATTAGCTAACATGTAATACCATAATTAAATTATGAATCTGTGATGTATTTATGATATGGCTTGGTCGTAA